TCGCTTCTTTTTGGTAGTCTCTAAGGGTAAAGGTCATGCTTCACCTACAATATTAAATTCAGAAATTGGGATGTGGACTACAGGCTCTATATCTTGCCAATCTCCCCTGTCTTTTCTACCACCAATCTTGGCATCCCATTTATTGTTGAGCATATCAATCCAACCCATTTGGTCGGCCCATTGCACTAAAAGGATGCAGTTAATACCAATGTCACTATAAGATTTTGCGGCAACAACTTTAGACATGGAAATGATGTATGTGGAATATGCAGTTTTTTTATTTGTTCTGCATTTTACCTCTACAAAAGTTCGTATTTTTCCGTTGTCGATTAAACAAAAATCCATTTTGTATTGCATGGGCAATTTTGCAAAATTCACAGAGCCTTTCCTTCCAAAACTTGCAATAAATTTCTTTATCGCTAATGTCTCTTTATTCAAATCCTCAGAGGTTTCGTATGTTGGTCTAAACGCCATTACACCATCCTCCCATCATCTTCATCCAGAATTTCACGGAGTATTTCTTTGTATTCTTCTACAACATAAATTAAACGCACCTCGTTCTTATCTGGTATATTTTTCATGATTTCTTCAACCCTATCGATCTCTCGTTTAAACACTTTTTTTATGCGTTTTCGTAATATCTCATCACTCATTGCGCATCCTCCCATCAAAGATAGCTTGGCTGTTCCCCTTGTTTTTAATGATCTCGCCAGTGTCTTTATCTTCATATTCAACAAAATCATCCCCAGCATCGTGTACTACCAAATCTTTTGGCATGATTTGTGGGATGTATAGATGTTCATCACAAGTGACCGCTGGCTTACCTTTGGCGCAACTCCAAGTACCATTTTTCTCTGGGGTCACATGGCAACACGTTCTACAGCTAACTTCTGGTATCTTGCACCCATGACACACAGCCCAATAACTACAGAACTTGCACTCCCAATTACTAGCATCTTCGTGGAGCTTGGATGGCGGTGTCTCAGAAAATATAATGTCGCTTGCCTTACTGATAAGTGACTTGGCCTCAACTTTGTCTAACTTTACACGCTCCGCATAAATAGCGTCAGTCTCCTTGCAGACGGCAAAGAAGTAAGAGTCGTCCAATTCAGCCAAGTACATTCCAACCTGAACTTGCGCCCAGTAGACAGGTTTGCTTATTTGCAATCCTTTTTTATCAATATCTCTAAAGCTCTTTGTATTCATCGTTTTAAATTCAAGTGCGTGTGGCTTACTACTCTCGGCAAAGCCAAGACCTACTCCATCTAGAGACAATGCAAAGTGACCACCACAAGCCTCAAACCTAATTTGCTTGCCTGTGTCTGGGTCTACTTCCCATATTTCAACACCGATATCTCTAAGGTTAGATACAACACGATCCTCTTCACGATCACCAGTCTCAAAAAGTCTCAGCATTCGCCCAGAGAAACTAGGCGTCCACGCATGTCTAAATTGATACCACAAAGCGCGGCTACACTTATTACCAATCTGTGATCCGCCAAGGTGAGGTCTGTGTTCATTTTTTCGTTTGACCTCATACTTTTCAAAAATGAGCCGCACAGTTTCTGGTATCATGTATCTTTCTAAATTCATCTTACTCTCCATCTACTCATAAAATGGGGCGAAAAAATACGCCCCATCCTTCAGTAGATTATTTTTTCCACGGTGGTGTTGCGGCAGTAGCTGTCTCAGTAGCTATTGATGTTGGAGATCGCGTATTACCAGTAGCTTCATATCCTTTTACATTGTTTGATGCCTCGTAGCCATTTGATGCAGGGGATACAGCCACTTTGACCATCAGTGGCTTGTCGAGCAACTCAATACTATCCTTTGGGTTGTTCACACCAACAGAGCGACAGATTGATGACAGACTGCGCTGTGCAATTTCTACTGCTGTCGAATTTGGGTTTTTTAAGTTTAGACGATCCCAAACTTTCCGACCCTTAAATGCGCCACTGACAATCTCAATTGTTAATTCTAGGTATGAGCCTGTGCCAGCTTTAGTTGTTTTCTCTTCTCTACTAACAATTACTGCTTCGTACCAATCCGCTGGCAGGGGATTGCTTGACTGTGTTGGCTCATGGTCGAGCGCGTTAAATCCGTTTAAGTCCATTTGAGTTCTCCTACTCTGTTAAATATTTAGAAAATGGGTTGCCGCCATCAAGTGTAAATGGCAGTGGTTCAGTAATGTTGAACCGATTTTTAGTGACGCTTGACGCCTGTGGAAAGCACAGGATCTCACGTTCACCTGTAGAAATGGCTCGTATTTTATCGCCATCTCCGCGCGTAAATGTCTTCAGTCGGATTAGCCCCACCAAATCGACGTTGTCAGTATAATGAGGTAAAGACTTCTTGTGCAAGCGAACCGTGTATCTTTGGAACGCATCCATGTCTGGCAAGTCCAAAGTCTCAGTATCGGCGTGGCCAATGAAGACCACATTCATTCCAGTTTCATAGGCAAGAGATCCTGCCCATTCTCTGATTTGGCGGTGCTTCTCTGATGCCGCACCATACCCAGCTCCATATCCACCACCAGCTTGGTTGATAGACTTTGATTTTGGGTCAGCCGCTACAATTTCGCTCTCGATAAGAGTAGCCAACTGAGTTATCGAATCTAAAACCAATGTCTTAAACTCGTGCTTCTCTGTAGCCAGAACCTCAATTGCACTTAAAACGTCAGTAGATGATGTAGCCAATGGGAACAAACTTACGTTGTCATTGCCTGTAAGTGACGCTGTGCCATCCTCAGTACGAATAAAGACTGGCTTTGGGAACATGGCGGCTAGGGTTGTCTTTCCGAGACCGCCCTCCCCAAATAAGGTAGCTATGATAGGACGCTGACCTGATGGCTTAGATAGTGATTTTAAGTTTATAGACATTACCAATCCCCCCTAAAGACAGAGGCAAATACCTCGTCTAATATTTTATTTATTTCTTCCATTATTTATTTCCTTTCTTTGGGCGTCCTCTGCCGCGTTTTTTACTTTTTTCAATTTCGTCAAAATGTTTTTTCGATTTCAACTCTTCTTTTACTCTCAAGTCAGATAAGTAATAATCTGCAAGCACAACTTTATGATGTTTGATCAAACTTTTTATATTTTCATCAGTCACTTCATCAAGTGGTTTTCCTCCAAACCCCATGTGCTTCACGTTATCTGAAATTTTCTGTAATTGATTTATTACTACATCAAGCCGCACGTATGGTGATTCCATTACAGAGCCTCCACTTTTATTCCAACCTTGCCAGCTTTTGATGTAAACGCCTTTGCAATTTTTGACCAAAGACGCGGTTCTTTTTCAGCTAAGTATCTGCATCCAGAAGCGTCAGCACTTACACTAACTTTTACTGGGTGCATGTTTTCTGGAATTTTATCTTTAATTTTATCCCACGCGATTGGATCAACCTTACGAGACACAGGCTGTGTCAATGTAATTTTGTAATCTTGTAATGTGTGAGTAATTGAGCCTTCATCTTTAGCATCTAGTGCCGCGTTGATTTGCTCTTCTATCGCGTGACGCTGTGCGATAATTTCTTTTTCTTGCGCCTTTACCAACAGCCAATCAGCCGCTAATCCGTCAATATTGCTCATGGCAATCTCCTTTTTTTTTCTCTCTACAAAAACTTGTTTACAGGAAGATTTACAGTCTGTAAAGATATATTTACACATAATGCAAAAAAGGAACAAAATTATGCAAACACTACTACCACTAAACGATATACGTGAGGCGTTGCAGGATCGACGCTTAACAGTAGTCGCAGAGAAGTGTGGCCTCTCACATCCAACAGTAAAAGGAATCGCATCAGGGGATGGGGTTGATCACATTTCTTTAACCACTTGGAAAAAACTTAGCCAATACTTGAGCGAAGAAAAATGAATTTTGAACTAGAAGACTACTGCTCAAAGTTAGGATGGTATCTAGTCACAATACCTGCTGGCTCTAAAGGGCCAACGAGATTTGGTTGGCAACAACCAGAGAAGGCATTGTCAGATCCAGATGCGGCGCGTCAGTATTATGAGCAGAACCCGACCCACAATGTTGGTCTACTACATGGTGCGTCAGGAACCTGCGCCGTAGACATCGATCACGTCGAGAATACCAAGCTGATATTCGAGGAGCTGGGGATCGATTTCTCCGCACTCATGCAGTCCGCACCCCAAATCATTGG